CGCGGCACCTCGAACGTCTGCAACTCGGGGAACACCCCGGCCTGATCCTGCGCGTAGTTGACCGTCGGCTTGTCCGTGAAGAACTTGCCCGACGGAACCGGCTCCCCCGCCTTCCAGGCGTCCATCTCGGCAGGCGACATCCCGCGGTACAGGGTCACCGTGTCAGGGCGTCCCGGATCCGCTCCCGCCGCGTCGACGAGCTTCGCGTAGTTCTGCGCCAACGGAGACTCCGGGCCCGCCGGAAAGAAGTCCGTGTCGCCCAGGTCGAGCACGTCCTCGACCTCGACGTGGCCGTCAGCGAACGTCCAGACGGAGAAGCCGGGGGCGAACGGCTCGGGCCCGAGCGACACGTCGAAGTTCGGGGAGAACGTCGCCTGCGGGTTCGCGAGCACGTCGATCTGGTCCATGTCGAGCTGCGGTGACACCCAGGCACCCACTCCTGCGGCGTCGAGACGCTCCTGGAGGAGCGGCAACGCCGTCTGCATCGTTCCGTCCAGGCGCTCCTTCAGGAACGTCACGGACTCGTCTGTGTAGACGGCGTCCATGTTGAGCCGGTCAACCCAGGAGCGCATCTCCGTCTGCGCCCTTGTGTCGTCGTAGGTGAACAGCTTCGGAGCGAACTCGCCACCCGCTTCTGAGCCCGCGGGATGCCGCGGGTGCTTGCCCGGGTCGAACGCCGCCGTCAGCGTCGACCCCTTGTCGTTGAACTGGTAGACGCGCCCAGAGGGCAAACCCATCTTCTTCGCCGTCCTCGCAACACGGTCAAGCAGCGCCCGCTTCGGGCCTGCCCCCGAGGAGTCCTTCACGTCCGCGTCCGTGATCCTTTCCTGGTGCAACAGCTCGGAATACGTGTCCGCGAGAATCTCCTCCGGCTTGTTGTCAATCCCGAACGGGTTCTCGTACGCGACCGTCGGCGGGAAGATCATCATCTCCGCACCGTCGCGCCTGACCCTCCACTTCTCCGTGCCGTTCACCTGTTTCTTCTCCAGCAGCTCGAAGTCGTACGGTTTCCGGAACGGTTCCAGCTCCGGGATCGACAGCTCCCCCTCCTCGTTCTGGATTTCGTTCGCGACGTAGTGCCCGGCCTCGTGCGCGATCAGAAGGGTGTCGAGCTTCCCGTTCTCCAGGAAACTGTTCTTCCCCATCGTGATGCTGACGCCGCGCGCGTGCGCCGCGACGCCCTCCCGGAGATTCTCGTCGTAGACGATCCCGGGCACCTTGCCAGCGATCACGTCCGCTTTCGTGAACTCGTCAAGATGCGACAACGTGTTCGACCACGGCCTCGACTTACGATCGCCCTTCCAGTCGTCCTTCTCCGTTGACGACCCGCCGCCCTTCGCCGCGAACTTACCACCGTCCGACGGTGACTCCTGGTCGTCGCGGCCCGTCGCGGGATTCCGCGGGTGCTTCGCCGGGTCGAACGCCGCCGACAGCGCCAGCTCACCCGGAGGCGCAAGCCAATCCTCGGAATACGCGAGCAACGGATGAGGATCGGAGCCGTACACGAGCGTGCAACGGCAGTTCTGCTTCAACGCATCCGGCGCAGAAGGATCGCCCGGGAACATCATCGGGACGCCATCCACGTTGAACGGCTGATCCGTGGGAACGGTCTGCCGGTCAGCCTCGACGTGCGTGGGCCGCACCAGTTCATCCCCGGCCGTCAGCCACGTCTTGAACGTCGGCCCGTCCGCCCCCAGCGATTGCGCCGCCAGCAGAGACGAGCCGTTCGCCAGCGAAATCAGGGACGTGCGCGCCAGCCTCGTTGCCTGCCACGGAGCGAAGTCCGTCAACACCGTGTTCAGCTCGACCGCCGTGTCAGGAACGTCCCAGCCCTCCACGAGCGACTCCAGCAGCACCCGGTTGACGGAGTCCGAAACGGCCTCGAACGCCGCCTGCGACTGCACCACGTTCACGTCTGCCAGGAGCATCTCGTAGATCGGAAGCCGCGCCAGCTTCGGATCGGCTGCGATCGAGAGCACGACCGACTCGACGATCAGCAGTTGCGCCGCCCGCGCCGCCGCGATCATCGCCTGCTTGAACAGCAGCTCGTCGATGATCTGCGACGACGGCGTGTTCCCGCCCGGCTGCTCGGCCGCTGCTGCGAGCGCCATCTCCTGCGCGTCCAGGATCTCGCGGCTATGCCGTCGCACCAGATCCGACAGTCCATTCGGATCACCCAACTTCCAGCCAACGGACTCCTCCGGGAACATCTGGGCGTACTTCTCCAGCTCGTACGGGCTCACAGTGGTGCCGAAACCCGAGAATCCCTTTGTAGTGAACTTGCTCGCGAACCCCTGGGGAACGGGCCAATGCAAACGGGAGGCGACGGTGAAATGGTGGGGAGCACCCACCGAGTTCGTCACCCAGAACTTCCATTCCCCCGACGGGCTCCGGATCGCCTTCCACAACGCCTTCCCGCCCTCGATCGCGGGAACGTCGGGAGCGAACGCAAGCTCGTCCGTCGACCCCGGCCATGAGCCCGCCAGCCACATCCCTTTGATCGCCGGGTCGTACGTCACTCCGGCGTCCGCGGCGTCCCTCACCTTCTTCGTCTGCTGCTCGGCCGTGTAGGCGCGCAAGTCGCGCCGGTCGGCGTCCGTCATCTCGCCCACGGCCTGCACCCACTCGGGGCCGCTCAACGCCGCGAGCTTCCGCGCCCACTGACCGCCCTTACTCGAACCTCCGGGCTCGTGCGGATGCTTCGCCGGATCCCAGCCTGCCGCCACGAGGTTTGTCAGCTTGTACGCCTTCACGATCGCCCGTCGCTGCCCGTGCAACGCCTTCTCGAAAGCCGCCTGCAAGTCGTCCAGGTGCGAGGCTGCCGTCCGCTGCCCCTCCTCCCAGTCAGCCTGGAACGGATCGGCCGCGGACGCCGCCAGCCCGATCTCCCCCCGCGCCATTTCGTCCGCTGCCTTCAACTGCCGCTGCACCGATGTTTGCGCCATGAACTCGCGCAACTTCACGTACGCAGGATGGTCGACACCGGGAGGAGAGCCGTTCACGAGCGTTTCCGACTCGAACGAAGCCGTGGGCCCGTACCCCGCGCCCATGATGTCGATACGACGGCCGAAATCCCGGATTTGCCCCGCTCCCTCCCAGCCCATCACCTCGGCAACCTGGAGATGATGGGGGCCACCCATCACGTTCGGAACCCACACCCGCAGATCACCCGTGGGGATGTAGTAGGAAGCCTTCCACCAGACACCCCCCCGCGGTTCACGAGGAGGATGGATGACGTCCTCGCCGTGAGGGAACAAGCGAGCCCCGCCCTCGTGCTCCTCGTACGAACCTACGATCGTGGGGCGAAACCCGTCGAACAGCAGCTCGTCGGGATCCTGACTCCAGGTTCCCGCGACCGCGTTCTGCGAATACATCCCCGTGCCCGCCCACTTCTTCACGGCATCAGGCACCCAGTCCGTTTCGCTCCAGCGCCGCTCCTCTTTCCGCGCCCACTCGCCACCGTGCTCGTCGCCCCCTGGACGATGCGGGTGCTTCGACGGGTCGAACGCGGACGCCGCGAGCCCGACGGGGCCGCGCTCCTCGTTCACGATCCGTTGCGCCTCAGCTATCGCATCACCGTTCTTCGACGTCAACTCCTGCGTCACGACCGCCAGGGGATGATCGGCACCGTTGCGTGCCGCATACTGGTTCTGCCAGCCGAACCCCGACAGGAAATGCGGATGGTCGAACGGGTCGAACACCGCTTTCGTGATGTCGCCGCCCCCCTGGAACCAGTCCAACATCTGCTCGTGATGCGGGGCACCCATCGGGTCCGTGAACCAGAACACGCGCTTCAGACCGTCGCGCGACACGAGCGCCTTCCACAACGGATGCCAGCGCTTCGTGCCCATCGTGTTCGCTCCGATCTCGACGGGCCAGAACGCCACGTCCGCGTCAGGTGAGAAGACGCCGTCGGGGAAGCGCCGCGGGAACCCCGCGTCGCCGGGCCCGAAATGCGTGGGAGCGAACTCCCCTCCGTGCTCGTTCCCGCCCGGCCGGTGCGGGTGCTTCGTCGGGTCGAACCCCGCAGCCGCGAGCCCGCCCTGCGCGCGCACGAGCCCGGCCGCGTCCTGGATGTCATGCCGGTGCTCCCGCAGCACCGTCTCGACCGCGGCCTCCTGATCCGGCAGCCTTCCCGTGATCGACTCGCGACCGAATCCCGACACGTCGATCATGTCGTCCCAGCGAACATCGGCGGGCAAGCCCGTCGGCACCCCCGCCACCTGGAGCGCGCTCAACATCGTCCCGTGCGACGGGGAGCCCCTCCGGTCGGCAATCCAGAACACCGATTTCGTCTGGTCGGCCTTCAGCACCAGTCCCTTCCACAACGGTTCGCCGCCGTAGTCGCCCACGTAACGGGGCCAGAACTTCACGTCGCCCTCGGGAACGAACACACCCATCGGGAAATACGGGGGGAAGCCGGGCTCGCCGTACTCGATCATCGCGGGCGTCTTCGGCACCTCGACCTTCGGCGCGTACTGCGCTTCCTCACCCGGGCGTGTCGGCCGCACCTCGAACTTCAAGTGCTTCTGCTGCCTGCCGTCGTCCCAGGCGACAGACACGTCGTCCTTGTGCTGCTCGCCCCGGAAGATCGGCTCGACGACCGTGCCGTAGACCGGCCGTCTGTCGTACACGGGGGTGACGCGCGTGCCGACGGCCATCCACTGACCGCCCTCCGGCCCCCCGCCCGGATGACGGGGCTGCGACGGGTTGTACGCCGCCGTCAGCGCCGGGTGCGCCTCCCTCCACTCGGGCGACAACCGCGGGTCGTACTCGTCGAAGCCCGTCAGCCACGGGAACCGAGCGTAGAACGGCTCGGCCACCGTCGCCGCCTGGAACACCGCGACACCATGACCCGTGTCATCCGCGAACCCCTTCAGCGCCTCCATCACCTGAGTGCCAACACCGCTCCGTTGCGGCACAACCTCGAAGTCGTGCAGCACCGCGACCCGACGAGCACGGTTGCGTCGATCGTGGTAGTCGGTCAGCTCGACACCCAACGTCACGATCGCCCCCGACGGAGACTCGATCATCGCGGACGTCAGGATCCGCTTGCCCGAAATGCTGTCCCGTTCCGTGCCCGTGTAGTTGAGGACGGTGCCACCCAGCCGCCCGGCGACGTAGTCAACAACGTCAGCCGTTTCGAGCGTCGCCGGATCCCTGCCAGCGACAGACGAAGCGCCCGACTCGACCCACTGTCCTCCACCCTCGCCCCCGGGATCCCTCGGCTGCAACGGATTGTACGCCGCCGTCAACGCGAGAGGGAAACCACGCCGTCGCGCATACTCCTCGACCACCGAGAACACCGGCCACCGCTCCTTCTCTACCTTCCCCTCGGGCAAACCCAGGGCAGCGTAAGCGTCAGCCACCCGCTCGTAAGCGTTCGTCGCAGGGCCACCGAACACAACGCCCTCCGCGTCCTCCCAGGAAACCGGATCCATCAGATCGGGAAACTCGTCCACGAGATCACTGTCGAAGCTATGCCCGATCTCGTGAGCAACGACGAAACGACGGTTCGCCTCCGGCAGCTCGAAGAACTTGGGGCCAACAAGGATGTCTCCCGAGGAGTAGCTCGCCTCGACCGGGAGACTCGGCTTGTAACGGATACGCATTTCGCCGCCCGCAACGTCAATCGTCTGCAACGTGTCGATGTAATCCAACCCCGGATCGGCCCCCGAAATCCAGTCTCCCAACGCGGAGGCACCGCTCTCCACCCACTGTCCGCCGCCCTCGCCCCCGGGGTCACGAGGCTGCCGCGACTCGTCCCACACGCGCACGGCCACGCCTACAGAACCTTCTCGACGTACCCCGCGAACGCACGAGGCAACGGAACCGCCTGCCCCTCCAGGAGATGAGACGCCGCATGACGCTCCACAAGCGCAGCGAGCTTCTCAACAGTGTCGACCGGCACGCCCCAACGGCCCAGCATCGTCTTGAACGAATCGGTGCCCCCAGCCGTCAACACCGGGATCGAAGCGAAATCCTCGACGCGCTCCGCACCCAGGGCTGCCGCCACGAGGCTGTTGCCAACAGGGTCGATCAGCTCGCGACACTCGACGCACCCCTTCGCCTTCGAGCGCAACCGGGATCCCGCCAGCTCGCGCGTCCTCTCGACCGCCAGCTCGGCGGCACCCACGACCCGTTGCACCAGCGCCGCCGACGCGGCCAACGGAACCTCGGCCGGAGCGGGAGCCGCCTCCTGCGTGTCCGGAGGAACCTTCGCGACCTCTCCCGGCTGCGTCGCGCCCGGCACGAGCGGCTGCCCGTCGGGCCCGAGCTGCCCCGGAACCGGCTGCTTCTCGTGCCCGGGGATGAACGACGCATCGTGCAGCTCGATAGCGAGCCACTCGTTGTGCTCGTCCTCGTCCGGCGCGTCGTCCTCCGTGAAACCCGCGACCTCCCGCCACGTCTCGTACGACAAACCTCCGGCCCGGTGCAACGCCTCCGCGTCCTTCACCCGATCGGGATGGTTGACGATCTCGGCTGCGTCGTAGCCGACAACGATGTTGCGCCAGTCCTCGACGTTCGCCTTCTTACACGCCGGACGCAAATACGCCGCGCCGAAATCGCCGCACATCTGTTCGCACATCGGCTGCACATGGGCCGTCCACGAAGCCTCGTCGATCTGCCATGCCGTCCAATGGTTCGCGTCCGACATCCCCAGCAGCACCTCGGCGGGAATGTCCAAGCCCTGCGCGATCCTCCGGATCAGCTCGGCCCGTAGCTGCTCCTCGGGATACGTTTCCATCGGATCGTGAATCGGAAGGTGGAACAGCGCTTCCTTCGCGGGCACATCCCCGAGTCTCGCGGGCCCGCGGATCACGAACGGCACGACCGACGACGCCGAACCCGGGTCTTTGATCGGGGTCGTCATCGCGGCCTGCAACTGCTCCATGAACGGGTCGCGCTTCGGGTCGTCGTTGTTCGCGTGATCGGCCGCGCCGAACGACAGCTCCGTCGGCACATACAGAATCCCGGCTCCGGCGGCACGCGAGCGAGCCCTCGCACCCACGGCCAGCTCCAGCAGCAGCAGCTCCTCGAACAGCTTCAGCACGCCGCGCATCGGGCTGTCAGCCCACTTCGAGTATTGCGGATCCCTGCGGAACAGCCGGTAGACGACAGCGGACTTTCCCGCCGGGCCTTTCACGGGCTCGAAGTCAGAGTCGGGAGCTTCGTACAGTTGCTCGGCCGGGAGCCCCGGGGCCGCATAGCGCGCGTACGTGGGAGGACGTCCCGGCTGCACGCGCAGCTCGTTCGGAGACAGGTACTCCCACGCCTCCTCCTCGTCGTCGAACGGATCCTGCGTGACCGTCAGGTAGCCGTCCCCGATAAGGAACTGCAACTGCCCGTACGACGCCTGCAACTGTCCGCGTCCGCCGCCACCGGGATCCTGCACCCGATCCCACGCTTGCGACGCCGCGTGCTCCGGCGGCAGCTCCTCGAACTCTCCGTTCTCGTCACGGATCGCGGCGAACGTCCGTACCTTCTTCAGCGTCCGCGCGTAGAACTGCGCCGCATACCAGCACTCCCCGACCGTCTGGTAGTACCCGAGAGCCTGCTGCTGCCACGGCATCACGAGCTGCCGGAACTCCTGCGACGTCCTGGTCGTCGACCTTGTTGCCGCTGCCGTCAGGGCTTTCGGCTCGGCCCGCGGGCCCGGATCGACGGCAAGCAGGGACGCCTGCACGAGCGACATCTTCGGTGAGAACAGACCCACTTAGCCCTCGGCCGGAGCTTCGGCGGGAACGACGATCTTGCCTGACTCGGGTGTCGTCGGGCCCGTCCAGTAGTTCCCCGGGTCGTTCGCGTCCGTGACGCGCATCACGCGCTGCCCGCCCTGTTGCCCCTGTTGCACGTTCGACGGCGGCACGTATTTCGAGCCGCCACATCCGCATCCCATTATCAGTGTCTCCCTCTACGAAGGAACAGCCCGGTCAACCGGCAACTGTAGCCCAGCATCCGGTCAGCGGGCCCGCTTGACACGCCGGGCCCGAACGCCCCTTGTAGAGAGTATGGAAGCGAGAGAGGAAACGCCGGAGGAGGAACGCGCGTTCTTCGACTACATGGACGCGAGGCAAGCGTGCCTGACCGCGGCCGTCGGATCGTTCGTGACGGACAACGTGTCAGTCGAGAGCCTGCGGATCATCGTCGGCTTCACGACGAACGAGACGATCCGGTTCGCCGCCCAGATCGCACTCGATCACGCGGGCGAAGAATGGACGTAAGAAACCGCGGGTGCTCGGGGGACTACAGGGTAGAGAGGACAGGGCGGAGCGGCGTGAGGGTGAGAAGCTGACTCCGATGACGGCGAACCAACCCCGGCTCGCGCCCTGTCCTCTCTCGACTGTCCCACGAATAACGGCCCGCGTGAGCGGGCCGTTTGTGCAGCGGGGCTTTGCACGTACCCCGCCCGGAGTCCTTATGGGGATCGACTCACGCTGCTGTCGCCAGTCAGCAGTACCCCTTTCAACAGAGGCCGTGGCGAGCGGCTTGTAATCGGGGCTACCACCCCGAATCTTCTCGAAACCGGTGGAAGGCCGTGACGTCCGCGCTACCGACGAATCGAGCGCCGAGGTGTCGAACCTCGGTGTAGCGAGCCACTCGCCCGAACCGCCACAACCCTCCATGCGCTGTCGGGGCGCACCCCGTCACCATCAGGCCGTGACCGCCGCTCGCTCAACCCGCGAAGCTAGGTGCCGCGGAGATCGCCGTTTCGACGATGCCAGCCGCAACTCTGGCCGCTCCAGGAACGTGTCCCCCGGACGAAGCTCCTTTGGCTCCACGCGGCATGACCAACGTGAGAGTGAGCTGTCCGGGGAATCCGCCGATCCCGAGGGAGGCATCTGCTCTCAAAGCCCCTCGGAGGCTTCCGCCCCCTTGCACACCGATTGTAGCAGAACCCGGGTTTACTCGTCGAGGTTCTTCGTCACGAGGCCGACGAACGCCGACAGCGCCAACGGCACGCTCGCGACCAGGATCGCATGGGGCCACAACCACCACGCGCCCCACCATCCGAGCACAACCCACCAGCCCAAACACCAGGGACAATGCAGGAACACGTCCAGTGAACGCCGGTACAACCCCGGCCTCCCCTCCCCCACCGCCCAACGTCGTGTCAGCCACCTGTCCCTCGGCCCGTCCAGCACCGTGTCGTAGCCGATCAGGCGGAACAGGCGGAACGACGCGAGCCCCAGCAGCAGGAACTCCCACCAGTCAGGCACGA